GTTGTTAATGTTGTAAACGATTCTTTTGCAACAGATTGATTATACGAAGTTAAATCATCCATACAGGATGCTTGATTTTCACATCCAACTTCTTCTGATGCGCTACCACTTGATGTTTGAACCCCTTCAGTTTGACCTGTACCTTCTTGCGACGATAATACATTTGTTGTATTTTTAAACCAGTAATTAAACAATGATGGTAAAATATGTTGATCTTTACTATTTAATGTTTTATCTAAGATATCTTCTTTTTCTTCTCTTGGTTCAATTGTTTCTATTTGTTTTTTAACATTTTCTAATTCTGTAAATCGTTGTTTCATCATTAACATCTGTTTATGAGATTCAATGCTATTTGTTTCAGTGGTTTCATTTACATTTTTCATTTTTTCAGATATTTGTTTTAATATATTTGATAATTCATTTTCCAATTCATATAATCTACTATTATCTAATGTTGTTGATAATCCGCATTTTATACTATCGTTATACATATTACCCTTTTCATAATTCTCCCATTCCATACTTGTTATACCATTTACGTCTGTACTACATCCTTTATTAGATTTTACTGCGCGTTTTCTTACATATAAATTCATATCATTTACATTAGATGTTTTATTGCCTATCGGATATATATTTTCATTTTTTAGCCAATATTTGCGGTCTGTAGGATTATATACAAATCCAGCACAATTAGGATCATTATTGCACATTTCTTTTACTTGATCTATAGCAGATACTGTATTTGTATCACCTATTATACCAGTTTTAATGTCATTATATTTACTATTTGTGTTTGGATATTCTGTATATTCATTTTCCCATGTTTTATATTTATCAGACATCTCGTGTAAAACTGCATTTTCATCTACATATCCAATTTTTCCAGCATTTTTCCACCCAATTTCAAATGGATTTTTAATATTTTGTTGATAACTTTTCATTTTTTTATTATCATCTCTTGATTCGGGTACGTTTCTATATAATAAGCATGTATCAAATTTATCTTTTTTATTTTCTTTACCAAATGAAAAACTATTACATTCATTTGAATTTTCACAATAAGATAAACAATCACCTAATTGAACTCTTTCATATTTTGGCGTTGTATCACTTACTGGTTCTCCGCCCACATATTTACCTGTTTCTGATTTATATTTTGTATTATTTAACATATATATGGAATTTGTCCACGATGCACCACCAATATAATCTTGTTTATCTACACATTTACTTGATCCTTTATATATAACAAAATTTCCATCAGATTGCATTATTGCTACTCTTTTACCATTATTTGATGAAATTAATTTATTTGACTCCAATGATTGTCCTGGTAATATATAATTAGTTTTGTATTTATTTCCACCATTTTTATCAGGCTTCCATTCTTCAATTACTAATCCATCATTGGATATTGTATTAGATGACCATAACACTTTTCTATTTTTTGTTTTTGTTCCATCTCTAGGATGTCCTGTATATAATACCAAGTCTCCATTATTTCTCATTACTAAGAAAGTTTTTCTTCCTTTCATAAAAAAATTCCAACTATTTGTGGTTTTTTGATTTCCTTTTGATTTTTTAAACCAACAAAAATTACTATTTTTACTTGAATTATATCCAACACAATCATTTAAATCATTACAATGTGTTTCACAGTCTGATCTTTTCATTGATTTACCTTCTATGTCATTTCCTGGAAAATCTGTATTTTTATATTTAATATACGTATTATCATCTGTCTCTGTATTTCCAGTGTTTGTTTGCCATATAATTGTGTCCTTATTTTCACTATCTTTAATCATTAAATTTCCATCATAATCTAAAAATAAATAATATGTATTTTGTGTACTACTACTTACATTTGCAGCCCATGTAAAATCCTTAGATACAGCTTTACCGTCAGATGTTGATTTTATAATATTATTACTTAACATGCACGCACTTGTACCATCCGATTTTGTATCTTGTAATGCAAAAAATGTACTTTTACTATCTAATGCTTTATTTTTACAATCATCAAATGACATATATGCTGAACCATCCCATTCCATTCTACGATCACTATTATCATTAAAACAACCTAAATATGTTGGCTGATTGTCTTTTACATTCGGAAATTGGTTTACATATACATTTTTTCCTTCACTACCACATGTTTGTCCACGGGGTAAAGTTCTAATCATAAATTCTTGTAATCTTTCGCCAGTTAAACTAATTGTTGGATATATTTGTTTTTTATTTGCATCCAATAATTTCATAACTGCACCATTTAATACATCTTGACAACAATCAGGTCTATTATATAATGTAATTCTAGAAATAGAAAATTCATCTTTTAAATCTACTTCTATCCATTCATTTTTTCCATTTTGAGTATGAACCGAGTTCGGCCAGGGTTGAGTATCTTCTTTATTTCCATCAATTATATAACCAGGCTCACCATTCCATCCTTTAGAACTAGCTGTAACTGATGCACCGCCAGTTTGAACTTTACATATACATTGTTTCGCTTTACCAGATAATGGATCACTACCAAATGTTGTATTATTACAATCAATATCACCTGTATTTTCTTTTGTTTTATAAGTAGATTCTGATAATTGATCATAGCTAGCAATATCACCACTATTACCGTTTGCATATTTCTTACCGTAAAACACATTACCTGTACAATTAAATGTTTCATTTTCATTTGCTGTTTTTTCTTGAATTTCGGTTACAACTTTGGCAATATTTGTATCGCCTGAGTAAACTTCTAGTTCTTGAATATGTAAATATTGATTTTTTCCTTCTATTCTTACATATCTCGCTTTACTGCTATTAGAATTCATATTTGACCCCTGTATCATAGGACTCATTGAATTTGATAAATTATCTAAGGTACCTTCCATAGTTACTAATTCATTGTCTTTTGGACATCTACCTTTTCCTGTAATTGATTGATATGTTGCATCGTCTGAATATTTCTTAAATACACCCTTATCTGTTACATATCCTTTTATACCATCATCTGTTTGTACATTTTTACCATGATAAATATGAGAACTACCTGTTCGTAATAAATAATCTTGTGTTAAATTCGTAATTCTAGATTTTTCTGCACTATATTCGTCTATTTTAGAATTAAATTGTTTATATAAGTTTTGTAATTGTTTATCATTTTCATTTAAATTATTACTTATATCCTCTATTTTTTGTACTGAATTATATTGCTCATCTGTAAATCCTTCAATCAGCCTATTATTTGGTGCATATTGACTATTATTTGGTTCAAATGCGTTTCTATATGCCTTTCTAAATAGAGGTGCTGTTAAATAATCTTCTTTATTTACATTATTTGTAAATCCTTCTTGTTTATTAAGACTTTTGATCTTATCTTTATTATTATTATATTTTTTACCTTGATCTAAGGAAGAAAAATTTACAGAAGAATTATTTTCAGTGACAGAATGATATTGCCTGGCTGTTATATTGGAATCCTTTAATTTTTTGATATTATCTGTATTGCTATAATTCTTTACCATATATTATATAAATAATTATTTTAATTTAATATTTACAGATAATATCAAAAAAATAACCATAATGATTGTTAATATCATATAAATCATTTTATGTGTATTTAATTGTTTTTTTGTATCGTCTTCTTGACCAGATATTGTTTCTATTTCATTTATTTCATAATTTACCTTTTTTTTTATTTCATCTAAAGGTATTTCTATTCTTGCATATTTATTTATTAAATCTTGATAATCCATTTATATATTATTTTTTATTATTTTTTTTTGACATTTGATATATTAATACACCAAACGTAGATAATGCTATAACTATTAATAATATATATTGATTTAGTCTGAAATCCATTTCTTTTTTTGTACTTTCTTCTTGACCATTTAATGTTTCCATCATATTTACTAATTGTTCATTGTTTTGTTTTTGTTTACCCATATTCATTAAACAGAAAAAGTTTTTATTTTTTTGGTGTGTAATCAACTATTTTTTTAACTAAAATACCACTACCCAATATTATTCCAACCATATAAAATATATTTAATCTATATTCGGTAACTTCATCTTCTTTCATTTGTTGAAATGAATAATCTTCATTCTCTTCGTTTTGTATTTTACTCCTTAATGTATTTGTAATTCTTAAATTTTTATTTATTTCGCCATCTATATTCATTAATCGTAAATTTAATATATTATTCATTTTTGAAATTTTATAGCCTAAGTCATCCCTCTTTTTTTTAATATCCTCCAATTCGTGACCACTTCTTTCATATAATCGTAGAAATGCGGGATCCTCTTCGTTTAATTTATGTTGAATGAATTTTTGTTTTAATTCATTCACTTTTAATACAAAGTTTGACTTTATTTCATAATTTAATTTTTCTAATTTTTCAGGCGATTCTATACCATCTAGATTCCTATAGTTAGGTTGTTTTTCAATTGATGTATAATTTGATAAATTATCTTCAGATGATACATTACTACCATCTAAATTACTTGTTGTGCTACCATTATTAACACTTTGAGATACTGACTGTATTGTTGTTTGTAGGGTATTTAATTTTTGGGTTTGTTCGTTTAGTCCAGATCTAACTTCTGTTAATGTTTCTCCTGCAGAGTGTAATGTATTATTAGAATTCATATCTGTTGAATTAGAAAAACTGCTACCTAAACTGCTACCTAAACTGCTACCTACATTGCTTAAATTGCTACCTAAATTGCTACCTAAATTACTAATACTATTTGATGATAATAAGTCTGGCATTTTTACCATTATATATATTATATTAAAACATAATATATATTATTTATATATTAATACAACAACGATAATATTTACTTGTTATTGCGGTTTTACTACTTCTTTCAATTTCACATACTTGATCTGGTCTGATTCCTAGTAATTTTGCAACTGGATCAAATCTTGATATTTCTGGTATTTCTTTATTATTATTCACATTAAATTTCTTTTTAAATTCTTCGGTTTCTTCATCATTCAATATTTTATGTTTTGGAACTAAATTATGTTCAAGTATATTATATTGTAAATGTTTCAATGAAATAATATTTATATATTTTCCTTCAGATTCCCATATATGCTTTAAATATATATTAATCGGCTCACTTGGATTATTTTCGCTAATAATTAATAAATCATCTTTATCTGATAAAACATTTTCTATATCATATAAATCTTCCATTATTTCCTCAATAATTGTTTGTCTTAATATCTTTGATTGTTTCCCAGTTAATTCAAAGAATTTTATATATATTTTTTTTCCTGTTTTATCATTCTCTAATAACATATCCATCTCATTATTTTTCATCATTGCATGTAACTCATGTGATTTAAAATTTTCATACTCTTCTACGTTATACGTATCGCTTAATATTTTTAAAATATTTACTCTACTATTATACAATGCTGAAAAGAAAGAACTACTTACGGATGAATCACCTGACATTATTTATATACTTACTAATAATATTATTTTAAATTCAATTTTATAAAATATATTATGGGGTTGATATTATTATTTTCTTTTTACCACTAGAACTAGATTTCGGTTCTTCTGTTTCATCTTCATCATCATCCGATGCTGATGATTTTTTACTGTCCTGTTGGAGAATAGAATTTTGCATAATTTGACGCGATGATATAGGTTTATAACTACTTTCACCACTTTCGCTTATATCATAGTTTGGAGTCTCTCCTAATTCGGGAGTGGATGGATTGTAGTTTGGTGTACCTGGTTCAATTGTAAAAGAAGAACTTCCTTGCGAAGACTTTGATTTATTTTGTAAATTAAACTCTGCTTCTGTCATAGTTCTTCCTAATATAGCGGAATAGGGCGGACTATTAGGATCATATACTGGACTTAATGGTCCTCCATATGCTGGACTATTAGGGGCATATGCTGGACTATTCGGAGCATATTCTGGACTATTCGCACCATATTCGGGACTCATATCTCGGAACTTAAATTCTTGTTCTGTCATAGTTCTTCCTAATATTGCAGAATAAGGAGGACTATTCGGATCGTATACTTGGCTATTAGGATCATATACTGGACCACCCGGGGCATAGGCTGGACTACCAGGAGCATAGTCTGGACTAATTTGTTCTCCTGTAAGCTCTTTTACATATTCCTCTTCTGGGGTTTTTGAAACATTTTTACCGTATAAAGTTCTATTTTTTAGTTTCTTTGCATCTTTTTCACGAGTTTCCATATTTATTTTATTTCGTATTGTTTTTTGTGCTTCTTTACCATGAACAACTATATCTGATTTATTTGTTAATTTTTCTATATTATTACTATAAGACATACTCGTTAATTGATTTATATTATCTTCTGTTATTATTCTCATTTGAATATTCATCGCTTGTAATTCTTGTATTAATAATTTAAATGTATATGGTACTTTTACAATACTAAAAGATTTTCCATATTTACTTATATTTTTAATTCTACTAAGTTCCGTTATAGGTTCACTATATTTCATCATACCATCAACCATTGGGCTATAAAATTGTTTCTTTTGAACATTATATACTGCAATATTACCTGTTTGATTACAAACTGCCATTTGATAGTCATCTCCACGCACAGTAAACGATTCTTTTAAAAACTGAGAAGCACCATGCCCTATTACGCCATCACGTTCCATCTCTCCAATTCTTAAACCACCATCATTTGCTCTACCATGAACCGACTGTCTTGTCAACATTGTAATGGGTCCTGTAGATCTATGATTTATTTTATCTTTAACCATATGTTTTAATCTCATATAATAAGTAGGTCCCATAAATACGCTACCACTCAATTGTTCGCCTGTCATACCATTATATAATATTTCATCACCACTACTATGATATCCATGCTCTACCAACATATTTCCAATTACCTCTTCTTTTGGACCTTCCTTTAAAAATGGTGTACAATCGCCATATAATCCTTTTTCAGCACATAATTTACCTAATATACATTCAGTTAATTGCCCAATGGTCATACGAGATGGTACCGCGTGGGGATTAATAATTAAATCTGGTTTAATACCTTCTGCAGTATATGGCATATCTTCCTCTGGTATAACTAATCCTATTGTACCCTTCTGTCCAGCACGACTCGCCATTTTATCACCTATCGCTGGTATACGTTCGTCACGAATTCTTACTTTTGCTATTCTAAATCCTTCTTCATTATCCGATATATATACTTTATCTACATATCCTAATTGACCTTTCTTAGGAACAATAGAATCATCGCTATATACATCATTTGAATCTTCTTGTGTTCCTTTTCCTATTACAACCACATCCTCAGTCATTCTTGTATTTAATTTTACTACACCATTTTCATCCAAATGATCATAGTTATGTCCGCGATGTTTTAATTTTTTAACATTATCTTTTGTTACTTTCATAAATTTACTATTCGCGGTTGATCCAGGAATATCAGAGCTTTCTTCTTTCATTTCGTACATATTATAATATGTTGTTCTGAATAATCCCCTATCTAATGCTCCTTTATTTACTAAAATCGCATCTTCTACATTATATCCTGTATAAGACATAATCGCAACAATCGTATTTACGCCATATGGTAATTCTTCGTTGTTAATATATTTCATATATCTACTTTTTACAAGAGGTACTTGGCCACAATTTAATACAATTCCTGCTTTATCTATTCTATTTTGGTAATTTGTATGATACATAGACACCGCCTGTTTAGTTTGTCCACATGAAAATAAATTTCTTGTTGGAGGATTATTCTCTGGATAAATAATTTGATTACCCATTACACCAAATATTAAAGACGCGTGTATTTCCAAATGTGTATATCTTTTTTCTTTTGCTAGAATTTTTTTATAATCTACCGCAATTAATGCGGATTCTGATTCACTTGTATCTACATAATCAACAACACCCGTATCCATTACAATTGATTCTAAACTTTTTTTAGATAAATCATATAAATCGTCTACATTGTATATTTTACGTGTATCTAATTTATCTATTAATCTATTATTAAATCCATACAATATGTCACTCCATGATAGTTTGTTTTCGGTTAATCTTTTAATATTATCAGTTGTAAATACGCTTGGTACATTATCGGACGTGATATAATATAATGGTCTAGATATACGACCGCTATCTGTAAAAATAAATATAGTTTTTTTTTGAATATGAAAAGATACACTAGTATAATTCGGTATTAATCCCAATCTTCTATATACTTTTATTTCATTAACTGCCACAAACGGCTCAAGAACATATCCGACCCAAGAACCATTTATAAACACTTTCGTATTTTGATAAATATATTCTGGATAACTTTCTTCAAGTGTATATAAATTAACATGCTGTTTCATCCAATTTAACATTTTTTCACCAGAATAACCCGTACTTATAGACGCACCTATAGCCATATGTTTATGTAAACCAATATTTCCACCATCTGGTGTATCAATTGGATCTATTATACCCCATTGAGTACTATGTAATAATCGTGGTCCAACTACTTTCGCACTGGAGTCTAACGGTAGATTAATTTTTCGTAATTGTGAAATATACGAATTATATGATAATCTATTTAAATCTTGAATAATACCTAGTCTTTTTGTATGGGTACTTGCACCCCAATTACCTTTAAAACCTTTCTTAAATCCACTTTCTACAAGCCTACTTTTAAAATAATCTTTATAATTATTGTTTATCATTTTAATTGTACCGTCGTGGTCTAATACTACTTTTTCACTATCTCCGTCCTTCACTGTATGATGATAATAAATATCTTTGTCTATTTTTAAAAATATGTCCTTCTTTTGTTTAATATAATATTCACTAAACAATTCATATATTAAAGACCCCGACAATTCAACACGTTTATATGTAAAACTATCTCTATCTGTTGGTTGCTCTAATCCTGTTTGTACTTTTAATAATGAAAAAACCATATGACCTAAATAGTATGCTTTTGATATAAAATTTAATTCTCCTATATTTGGTAAAAAATAATTCATTAATATCTCTACTGCATGATATGTTGTTTCTTGTTTCATAAATGAAGATATATATTCTAATGCATTTTGTTGAGTAAAAATTAATCCTGTATCATGAACACTTGGAATTAATAAATCTAAATACGATTCATTCTTATTTAAATCTAACAAACAATATCTCATAATATCTTTATCTGATATTATACCTAACGCTCTCATTACAATAATAAATGGAATCGGTTTTCTCACATTCGGTAATTCTACTACAATATTTCCAAATGATTTATCATCAGTTGAAGCTACCATATGCACTTTTAAGGTTCTAATTGGCTTTGATGAATCCTCTGATACAGTACGAATAATCGCACTATAACTATAGAGATCGTCTTTTACATTTTTTTTTATATATAACATGTTATCTGAAAACTTTTCTTGAGGTACTAGCACTTTTTCTTTTCCATCTATGATAAAATAACCACCATTATCGTTTCTACATTCGCCCATATAAAATTTTAAATCGCGATTTAAACCATTGTATATACATAGTTTTGAATTAACCATTATTGGAAATTTTCCTAATAAAATTTTTTCCAAGGTAAATGTTTGTTTTTTCATTTCACGACTAGTTGGATCATATATTTCTATATCTACAACACAATCGTAATGAATTGTTAACCCGTAAGTCATATTTCTTAATCTTGCCTCATTTGGATACATATAATGTTGATTATTGTCATCAAATATTATAGGTTTACCATAATATAATTTAGTTCCATCTTTTCCACCTATATAAAAATTACAAATATAATCAAAATCGTCTCTTTTTGAATTATAATTTTTACTTATCTTGATTGGATTATTTTCTTTTAATATTTGAAATATTCCATAATCAAAAAAATCATTATATGATTCTAAATGATGATCTACTAACATTGTGGGATTTTTTTTAAACATGGTATTAATTATATTCCACGATATAGTATTTGATTTTGAAATTAATTTATCTTTACTTTCTTTTGACATTTATACTATATATGATGAGTATTTTTATATATATATTTTAATTAATTAAATTGATGTAAAAATTTAATATTTTTTTTAATTAATTAAATTGATGTAAAATTTTTATGGGTTGTTCCTCCATATTGATCGCTCCATGGTAAAGGATTCACTGGTTTATCATATCCATTAAATTCATTAAGTGTAGACCCTGCTTCAAACTTTCCATATCTTAATAAATTAACAGCATCTGATAGAAATCCTCCTTTTTGTTTTCTTTTTTTCGTTTTTTTAGATATTTTTGATTTTTTAACCAACTTTCTTCTATTTCTTGTCTTTCTTCTTTTACCTCCGCCAGCAAATGAATTTTCAGATTTCATATGCTGAAATGGTGTTTCTTTATAAGTATTTAATGCATAAAAATTACCATTTGATCCACCACTTGAATTTATAGACATACCTGGTAAATTATATTGACTATACCCGGTTCCTTGAAATGGTGAAGTAAATCCACCTTTTTGTTTTCGCTTTCTCTGTTTTCGGGTCTTTTTATTTATTTTTTTACGAAGGTTTCTTTTTTTATACGTCTTTCCCATATAAATTATATATATATAAAAAAAGATTACTATATATATAATTAAAAATTTGCAAATTTATTACTACCAATCGCTAAATAATATATTTAATTTACTACGCGTTTTATATTATTATTCAATATCAACATGTGTTAACATATGTCTTCTACAACACATTCGGGTTAATCCTAATTTATCTAATACTTTTCCTTCTGCTGTTTTTGCTGTATTTTCTTTTGTAAAATAAATGACAGAATCTTCATCTAAATTATTATCTTTCTTATCTTTTCTTACTTCTTCCAAGTAATATCTATATTTATCGGCCAACACTTTACCACATGTAAAACATTTTACGGGAATAATCATTATATATAAATTATATATAATGATTTTTTAATATCAATTTTATTAAAATATAATAAATTAATTATGATTCATTTTATTTTGGATATTTTTCACCTTGATAATAATACTCTGTATTATCAAATGCGCTCCCTTTAAACATGGGACCTACTTCATTCCCTAACATACAATTACCATTTTTTTTTATATTAGGTAACCCGCTCTCGCCACCCCATATACAACAGGTTTTATCCATACAATTATCATAATCTAAACTTTTACAACCTTTGTCTAATCTATTATTATCACCTTTATATTCTGAACATAAATCCAACTCTATATTATTAGAAGACTCGGTTACTGTTTCATCTGAAACAAATGTTTCTACTACAATTTCCTCTATCTTTACTGGTTTTTTCATTGGGTCCATATTTATTTTATAGTATTCTATGGCATACATCAATAATAACATAAATACTAAAAGTATTAATACAAATATTAGTTTAACTAGCATATAATATAATATTATATTATTAATCGTCCTTTTTATTTAAATAATTGTATATTAATACTTCCTTTGATGTATTATTTACTTCACCTGTTAATATTGCATCCTCATATATTTTTTTTATTAAATCTTTTGGTTCATTATTACCTACTTTTAAAATTCCATGTGAATATAAATAATTTTTCATAACATGTAAAGGTTTTGCTCTTAACATGCTACGCTCTACTTGTACCCTTGCTCTCAACTCTTTATTTTTTATTAAAACCGAGATTTTTCTTCTTGTTTTATTTTTTCCTAATTTAAATTTTCGTTTTACCGTATAATGTCTTTTTTTTGTTAAAAACTTGGGTTTTTTAACTATTTTATCCTTTTCTATTTTTGATATTTTAATAATATTATCCTTTTCTATTTTTGGTTTACTAAATATACCAACTTTTTCTTCTTCTGATACTTTATTTTCGGAATTTCTATTTTTTTGTGTCTTATTTAACCACGTACGATATGTTGGCTTTGGTCCTCCTTTTAAAATACCATATTCTGGAGCAGGCAATAGTTGAGTAGTGGGAGGTATATGGTTAGATATTGACATCGGAGATGGTGTCGGTGCTGACATTGGCGCTGACATTGGCGCTGACATACGAGATGACATTGGTGCTGACATTGGTGCTGACATTG